TTGAGACTCAGCAACTTCTTGTTCTGCTAAAGCTACTTCTTCTTCGTTAGGCGTTTTTACTGTGTTCTCTACTACGTTTGGTAGAGCTTTGTCCATTATTGACATTTGTTTTTTTCTCCGAGTTCTTGACTACTATAGTCTGTTTAAAAGGAACATTCAACCCCTGTGAGTTTGGTCCCTTCTTTGGTGGTGGTCCACCGCCTTTAATTAATTTTACCATTATTCGTCTAATAATCCTAATCCTTGTATAACAGAAGAAGCCGCAAATCCACCTATTCCTGCTCTTGATAATCCTCTTAATGCTAATTTAGGTAAACCTAATCTAGCAACTTTTCTAAGTGTTGGGTTTAATCCTCTTGTTAGTTTTGGTGTTTGATCTGCAAATGCAGGATATAAATAGTTAAATGGATTAGTTGCAATATCTGTAGCTGAATCTCCAGCTGCAACTTGTGATGCAATATCACCGGCTGCAAAAGGTGCTAGTAGTGCAGGTGATGCTGCAACTCCTAATCCTCTACCTAAAACTCTTAAACCTGTTTTAACCATACCTGGTTTTTTTCTTTCAATTCCTGGAGATCTTGATTTAAATTTTAAATCTGTTTGACTTGCTTTAATTGTTGATGGTGCTGCAGCAATTGTTGATCCTGCAACAGATGCACCTAATGCAGGTAATTGATAATCTAATATTGCAGGTCGTTCTATATCTGTTGATATAGGTTGTGTTGCCATATCAACTAACATACTTTTCTGTTGATCCTCATTTGATAAATAAGTTGTTGGATCATCATTTCTAAATAATTTAACTAATCCTACCGCAGCTCCAACACCAGCACCGATACCAAATGTTTTTGCTCCTGGTGATTTTAAAAATCCTAATGCTGCAGATTTAATTTTTTGACCAAAATTAGTTTGAGAAGAAAATTTAGTATAATCAACGTCATCTAATTCTTTTGCTGCATTTATAGATTGTTGACATACACTTGTTCCTTTTTGAAATTTTACACGACCTCCCGTAGCTAATTTGCCAGCGCATAAATCTGCTAGCTGTGTAATTTTATTGTATTGATCTATTTTAGCTTGTGGTGTGTTTTCATAATTAATTAGACCACCTTTAAATGCTGTTTTAATTTTATCAGATATTTCATAGACCTGTTCTTTTTTTAAACTCTTTTTTGTGTTTAAAAGTCTATCTATAAAAACTTCATTACCTGCAGACTCTAAAGCTTTCATTGCTCTTGGATCTCCAGCATCATAAGCTTTTCTAATTTCTTTAAAACTCATGTTTCTAAATTCAGGATCCATTGCCATACCAACATTATATTTTGGATTTGATCCTGGAGGTGGTCCCTTCATAAATTCGAAAGTTTGAGTATCAATTGGTCGTGCTGTAATTAAACCATCTGTTGCTCTACCAATTTGTTCAGCCTCTTGATTTAATAATTCTAAATATGTTTTTACAGGAACCTTACCTTCTGCTTTTCCAAACGTTCTAATTAGAGCGTTATTAAATCTTGTTTGATCAATAGAATTTTTATTTGTACTAATAGTATACATACCACTTTTATTATTTTTAAATTTGTCGGCTGTTTTTTTCATGTGTTTTTCTAAAGTGTCTCTCAATACTTCAGTATCTTGTTGTTGATATCCAAATGCTTCGTTAACTACGGCAGGTATGTACCCAACATTTCCAGGTGCACCAAATTCTGCAATCTTTGCAGTCATGTGTCCTTTTTGAATAGTCTTGTCTCCTTTTTTACCAAATATTGTAATCATGTTGGGAGTATCTAATTTACCTGTTAATGCTCCTTCAATAGAAGGATGAGAACCTTTTTTAAGTAGTTCTGAATGTTTAGCAGCATGAGATCTTGGATCTGCGGGTGGTTTTTCTTCAGGAACTAGTTCACCTATACTTTTTAAAAACTGAGAAAAATATTTATATTCCTGTTTAGATGCTTTTAATCCATGTTTACCCAACAGATCTCTTTTAATACCAAAAGATTTTTTTTCATCTTTTGTTAAAGATAAATAATCAGCTAAAGCTTTTGAATATCTAGGATCTAATCCTACAAGATTATTTTTTTTATAAAAATCTTTAACAGAAAAACCAAAAAGACCTTTAAATCTATTTGTTAAAACTTGTATTGATGAAAGATTAAACTTATCTTTTAAGTTAGCTGTAAGATTAGAAGGATAAAACTTTAAATCTTTATATACTTGTAGCTGTGAAAATAAATCTCTAGCAGCGTTTTCAATTGCTGGATTAGCTGCTACCATTACACCTCCAAGAGGCCGGCAAGACCACCGTTTCTAAATCCAATACCAATGTCTAACCCTAATTGTTTTTGAATATCCATAACACCTTCTGGGTATTGATCTGGGTTTCTTAAAACTTTATGTAGCTGTTGAAAGTACATAGTCTTTTCTTTACCAACTAAACTTTTATCTACTGCCAGACTTTTAAATAGTCTTGTAATGTCATCTGCTTCAATACCGTACTTACGTAAAGCTTGGTAACCCATCTTACCTAAAACTCTGGCACCACCGAAGTAACCTACACGACCACCATCTTCAAATTTAAAATCATCAGGACTAATAGATTCAGGATCAAAGAACCTGCTAGTTACTGTATTACCTCTTGCATCTTTTATTTTAATTAAATTTTCTGCAAACTTTTGTATATCATCTGCGTTATCTAATTGTGCAACAGATGATGCAACTTTAGGTCCAAAATATTTTTGTACTAATAACATAGGGTCACCCATGCCACCGCCACCACCTTCAGTCATAAATTTAAAATCATCTACTTCCATTATTGATGATAGTGTTGGACCAGATTTATTTGTTGGATCTTCTAAATCTTTTATTCTATTTAAAAACTCTCTAGCATTTGCTCTTGCAGCTGGTTGAGCGTTTGCTGATACACCTGCGTTTAGATAAATTTTATTAACTACATCATTCATAATTAAATTATTATTCTTTACATTTTTAAGTGCTTCAAGTCCTGAACCTGAAAATGGTGCTGCAATATCTTCTGGTCCACCACGTGAACCTGGAGGTGGTAGGTCATCTATCATACTTGATGGTAATATTGTATCTCTTGGGTCTACACCTTCTGGTAAATCTACTTTTGATCTTAAAGAACCTAAACCTTCTGCATCAAGATTCCTGGTCCTTGTTGCCAGATCAGTTATGTTTGCTGGTGGAGCAGGTGGATCATAAACACTTTTCATAGTGTTCATGTTTTTAATTAATTGATTTGCTTGTATGTCGGTTAATTTATTTGATGTTAAATAACCCATCGCTGAGTCTAATTCTTCTACTGCTTTTGATTTTGGTAACACACCTAATGCTTCAGGGTTAATATCCATATCAACCATCATCTCTGATGATTTACCTTTTCCTAAAAAATTAACATTGGTTCGGGTACCGAGGACCTTACCTACATTACCGCCTAAGCTTTTATAAAGTTTTAATGCTGTGTCTATTAAAATTCTACTAGCCATAATATTCTACTCTTCTTTTTGGTACCGGCTCATCCTTTGCATCCTCCGGGTGTTGTATCAAGCCGCCTTGTCTTATTCTCATAAGTGCCTGTGTCATGGAGTCGACATAGTCATCGTGATCTCCATGTGGAAACGCAGCACACTCTTCAATCACTTCCTGGGCAAAATGTTCATGCATCGGGGCCCAAACTTTGCCTGACTCAAAAAGTGGCGAAACTGAGTTTACTCTGACATGTTTATCATTTCCTTTGCTCGGTGTAAAGTTAACAACTGGTATTCCCATACGTCTTAATTCTGATGTTAGAGGTATTCCTGATGCCTTGGCCTCGACTAAAATCATGTCAGGCTTCCACCATAGATACTCTTCATGAGCAACTCTTCGGAGTTCGGGGAACTCGTACCTGTCTTTAAATGCTGCTAATAGTATAATATTATCTCCATTATCCTCATCTTCAAAAACTCCCCACGTTGTTATTGCACTAAAGTCAGCTGTTTCTTTTTTTAAAAATGCTGTATCGTAAGATTGTATTGTGTATTTTATTCTTGGTGGTTCCTTGTGTTCCCAGTCTCTCCACCAATCTCTTTTGATTATTGCACCCTCTTCTGCTGTTGGTTGCTGCATATATTGAGCATTCCAATTAGATACAGGTATAGATGCTTTAGTTTTTTCTAATTCTTTTATTTCCCAATACTCTGGCCATACAGGTTTACCGCTTGGTAGTATGGCAGGTAGTTCAACAA